ATCGAGCTTCAGATCGTAGACGACACGCCCCCACAGGATCGTGGTCGTAAGCCCATGACTGAACCTCCTGAAGAGGTGACGGATGATGAGCTTTCTCAGTACGACGAGAAGGTGCAGAAACGCCTGAAAAAGTTTACAAAAGGCTATCATGACGAGCGTAGAGCCAAGGAAGAGGCCCTCCGTGAGCGTCAGGCGGCTGAAGAATTCGCCCGTCAGATGTACGAGGAGAACATGGCGCTCCAGCGTCAGTTGTCCGAAGGGTCGAAAATCTTCATCGAGCAGGGTAAATCTACTGCCCAAATGGAGCTTGAGCAGGCCCGGAAATCATATAAGGAAGCATATGAAGCCGGGGATGTGGATGCTGTTACCGAAGCACAGGCTAAGATCGTAGCGGCTACGCTCCGGCTTGACAAAGCTGAGAACCTTAGACCTATTGAAGTACAGGAAAAACCGGAGTATAGTCCGCCAAAACGACCGGCCCTCGATCCTCTGGCCTCTAAGTGGCACGAGAACAATCCATGGTACGGCAGCAAGGAAAAGCCTGAACACACTGTAATGACAGCAACCGCCTTTGGCGTGCACGCATCCCTAGCTGAGCAGTACGGTGAGAAGTATGTAGGCACAGAAGATTACTACGAGAAAATCAATTCTCGTATGCGCACTATCTTCCCCGAGTATTTCGGGAGCGATACGCAAGACAACGAACCGGAAGAGGATGCGAAAGCTCCTGCCCGTGCCAATAAACCGTCTACCGTAGTGGCTTCAGCCTCTCGTAGCACGGCATCCAAAAAGCAGGTAAAGCTAAGTGCTTCACAAGTAAATATTGCTAAGCGCTTAGGTGTACCAATTGAACTTTACGCCAAGAAGGTTGCAGAACAAATGGAGAGATCGTAATGGAAACTCGTCTGAGCCGTGAACTCGAAACACGTAAAAAAACCGAGCGTAAGCCGAAGTGGGCACCGCCTGAACTTCTTCCTACGCCTGATCCTGAGCCGGGTTTCAGATTTCGATGGGTGCGTGTGTCCACGCTGAACAACGCTGACCCCATCAATTACTCTCAAAAGCGGCGCGAAGGGTGGGAGCCTGTTAAGGCTTCTGAGCATCCTGAGCTTCATGCCCATTTGTTAGAAACTGACACCAGTAAAGATACTGTTGTCATCGGCGGCTTGATGCTGTGCAAAACTCCTGAGGAGTTTGTCGATGATCGTAATGCTTATTACAACAATCAGGCAAACAGCCAGATGGAGGCAGTAGACAATAACTTTATGCGCCAAAGCGATCCGAAGATGCCCCTGTTTCAGGAGCGTAAGTCTTCTACGACGTTTGGCAAAGGTCGTTAATTTTAATTTTTGGAGTCCAACATGTCCTATCCGACTGTAGAGGCCCCTTACGGGCTAAAACCGATCAATTTGATCGGCGGTCAGGTGTTCGCGGGTCAGACTCGTGAACTCCCGATTGCAAGCAATACTGCGGGCGCTATCAACAACGGCGATATCGTTCGTTTGTCTGGTGGCTTTATCGTAAAAGAAACCGGCACCACCACTGTCTCGGCAACGGGCGTTGTTGGCGTGTTTGTCGGCGTAACTTACACAAACCCGTCCACAGGCCAGAAGCTGTTCGCTAACTCGTATCCGGGTAGCGTTGTTGCTTCTGACATCATGGCTTACGTCGTTGACGATCCTGATGCGTTGTTCAAAGTTGCAGTGACCGGTGGCGCTACTTCCACCACTATCACTCCGATTTCGGGCACGATTTTGGGTAATAACTTGGCAATTTCGCAGCCTTCGTCTAACAGCACTATTTCGGGTAACTCGAATATTGGTGCGTATGACTCTGGCGCGAACACTGCTTTCACTCTGCCGTTCCGTGTTGTTGGCTTGGTTGAAGAGACCACCAACTCTAGCGGTAACTACAGCGAAGTGATCGTAAAGTGGAACATGCCGTACATCACTTTGACTGAAGGCACTCCGAACGTCGTTGCTTATAACGGCGGTCACTCGTACCTCAATCCGAGTGCACCTTCTAACGTTTAATGGGAGCTTAAATCATGGCTATTTCACGCGCACAACTACTGAAAGAGCTGCTCCCCGGCCTGAACGCATTGTTCGGTCTGGAGTACGCTCGTTATGGCGAAGAACACAAGGAAATCTACGAAACCGAGACTTCCGAGCGTTCGTTCGAAGAAGAAACCAAGCTGTCTGGCTTCAGTGCCGCACCGGTGAAGAACGAAGGTTCTGCAATCGCGTACGACAACGCACAGGAAGCATGGACTGCTCGATACAACCACGAAACCATTGCTCTGGGTTTCTCGCTGACCGAAGAGGCCATCGAAGATAACCTGTATGACAGCCTGTCGGCTCGTTATACCAAGGCGCTGGCTCGTGCTATGTCGTATACCAAGCAAGTTAAGGCGGCTAACGTCCTGAACAACGGCTTCACTAACTCCGCTCAGTACTACGGCGGCGATAATGTGCCTCTGTTCTCAGCTTCGCATCCACTGGTTGGTGGCGGCACTAACTCCAACATCCCAACAGTAGCTGCTGACCTGAACGAAACTTCGCTGGAAAACGCTGTGATTCAGATCGCTGCGTGGACTGACGAACGTGGCCTGCTGATCGCTGCTAAGCCACGTAAGCTGGTCGTGCCTCCGCAGCTCCAGTTCGTTGCTACTCGTCTGCTCGAAACCGAACTCCGTGTCGGTACCAACGACAACGATATCAACGCTCTGAAGAGCAACGGTTCGATTCCAGAGGGCTATACGATCAACCACTTCCTGACCGATCCGAACGCATGGTTCCTGACCACTGATGTTCCTAACGGCATGAAGCACTTTGTTCGTACCCCGATGTCTACCGGCATGGATGGTGACTTCGATACTGGCAACGTGCGTTACAAGGCTCGTGAGCGTTACTCGTTCGGCTGGTCTGATCCGCTGGGCATGTACGGCTCGCAAGGAGCGTAAGGGAGGGGGGCTTTACGCCCCCTTTCTTGTAGTATATAAAGTAGTTATCCGGGTTTTATCCGGTACGTCAAACAGGCTCCCGGCCTGACTTCATGCAGATTGACGTGCCTAACCGCATGAGGAAAAACATGGCTCTCTCTACCACCCAAAGTATTTGGCGTTCGGGCGGCGGCGACAACACTCGCACCGCATATTGTGGCACTGGCCTGATGGCTGCTCAGTTCTACATCGACCCTTCCGCCGTTGACACCACTACCGCTAAAATTTCTTCTGCTGCTGGTGCTCCAGCTGTAGTCCTTCCTGCCGGTGCAGTTATCGTCGAAATCCAAGCTAATGCTGCTGGTACCGGCGGTACTACCCCTACATTTGACATGGGCTGGATCGGCTACACCGACACCGCAGTTTCCGACCCCAACGGCCTGTTGAGCGCCGCTGACGCTGACGCAGGTAAGCAAGTATTTAACTTTGCTTCCGCTACAGCTGGTGACGATCTTGGTGTCGCTATGTCCCTGACCCAGATGGTTACGCTTACAGGTGGCGCGACTACCGGCGATGGCCCAACCGGCGGTGCAATCACCGGCACAATCCTGTACTACGTTACCGATCCGCTGATTGGTCAGCAGAACGTCTAATTGAGGAGGCCGTTATGGCTATGCAATACGACGTTAGATCAAAACACGCTTCTGTAAGCGGGTTGGTGGTTGATGCACGCACGCGTATTAAAGGCGCGGTTATGTTCCCGCTTTCATCGACTACTGGATATGCAACCTTTGTAGACAATGTAAGCATTACTGGTACGTACGCACGTGCTACAACCACCGCAACCATAACTGCGGTAAACCACGGTCTTGCTGTAGGTGACTGGGCGTATCTTGACTGGGATTTGACGGATAACCCCTATCAAGTGCAAACAGTGGCGGACGCAAACACATTTACCGTCACGGTTGCCAACAGCGGGGCCACTAGCGGAAACGTAACTGTTTGGAACGATGTACTACTTCAGGCAGATGCTTCTGATCCTGTAGCGTACAACGTCACTGTCCCCGGCGAAGGTATTTTGGCTGAGACCGGTATACGTGTGTTCTTACCCGCCAACTTCCACACAACGGTGTTCTATGGCTAAGTCCCCGGCATGGCAGCGTAAGGAAGGTAAGTCTGAGAAGGGCGGCTTGAACGCCAAAGGTCGGGCTTCGTACAACGCAGCTAATCCGGGGAAGCCCGGTCTGAAAGCTCCCCAGCCGGAAGGCGGGGCTAGGAAGAAGTCATTTTGTGCCCGTATGTCTGGCATGAAAAAGAAGCTGACTTCGTCTAAGACCGCGAACGACCCGAACAGCAGAATCAATAAATCATTGAGGGCTTGGAAATGTTGACCGGTGAAGTGATGACGTTGTGGAACCTGCTACTAACAGTGCTGATTGCTGTTGTGGGTTTCGTTGCAGTTGAAAAGATTAGGAAGCTTGATTCTGTTGAAAAGCTAATTAACGACACACGTGTGGAGGTGGCCCGTGACAACGTCACTAATGCAGAAGTTGACCGAATTACTACGCACATTGACCAACGCTTTAACAAGCTGGAAGCAAAAATTGACCAGCTCATTGCGCAAAGAGGGTAGTAATCATGAAGCAAAAGACTAAACGATTCCG